TCCTCGTACACGGGGCTTTGACTGAACAATGGATTGAAGGGCACGGATCCCGTGGTGGTAACGAATGAAGTCGGACGGGTACGCTTCCGCGATGACCGCAAGTGTCTCACCTTCTCGTAGGCGCTTGCCAATTGTAGCAAGATCTGTGCGAGCTCCTTGTCCTGGCCCGTCGGGCTTGACTCCGTGCTCGGTAATGCCAAAGCCAGCTCCGGCGTCCCGGGTATCGTCCTTGGTACAGTAAGCATGGGCTTCGGCAAAGGTACCCCGCATGACTTCGAGATGCACGCGGTCTGAGATGAGTCTCTTAACCCCTCCCATGGCTCGGGGATTCTCAAAGACAACGAGACCTTGGAGGTGAGGGGTACCCTCTGCACCTCGCTCGGGCTGGTAGCACACATACTGGGCTGCAGGAGCGAGGGATTCGCCAATTCTCGCTCGATCTGCATCGGTGTAGTTGTTAAGGGTAAAAACCCAGTTGCGTGATCGAGACATTCGGCGAAGTAAGATGACTGTTCAAAGCTCATTGTGGTCCAAAATAATGAAGGAACAAAAAGTTTTACTGGGAACTTTGCAAGCCATAGGCTCTAGCGCAAAGTTCGCCACTTTTTGGACGTAAAATGTAGGCGCCGTCCTTATCTGTGCAAGCGGCGGCGTACTTAAAACGTACGGTGACGCCATAGGCACTAACGAAAACGCGCCACATTTTAGTGGGAACTGCACAAAAGTAAGTGCACAAAAGTGACATAGGTAATACTGAACTATGTCACTATTTTAGTTAATAAATTAAAAAGAATAAATACGAGGAGCTACGCGAGCCCTACGTTGAACACCAACATAACGACTACGAGCCCTACGACCCCTAACCGCAGCTTGAATTCTCATAGCTGCACCAAATCTTCGCAACCAAGCCTGTGTACGACCAGTGGCCCTAATACCACCAGACATTAAACGCCTGGACCCTAAACTCGCAATACTAAACCCCTGGCTTCTTGACGGCATCTTTTTGCTCAAAATAATGACGCGATTGTTTTTTCTTATAAAGTACGACGACGCAAAATACGAGAGCGCGTGCGTGTCGCATAAGGGCGCCGAACACCGAACCGCCGGACGACGCGGATTCCTCTTCTAGCTCTGGCATAACGACGCGGCATAGTAAAATAATGACGCTACCCTAAAACTTAAACACCATTGCTGGACACAGCTCCCACACTCAACAACGCAGAAGTCTCCGCGGCAGAACGAGTAGACTGCGTACTGTTCGCCACGTTAGCAAAAGTTAAAGTACCCGCTGTGGTAGGTGTTGTTGTGTAATGAGGCTGATCCAAAGCACCAAAGAGTAAAGGCTTAGTGATAGTATTCGAAGACAAGTACACAGGATACGCGTGCTCGCTATAAACACCAGTAACAGACACTGCAACGTCAGCGCCACGACGATCAACAACAGTGTACGCATCACCCAATACATTACCAGGAGCACCACGTTCGATAAGTGGAACGTTGGGCGTGCTAATAGCAATACTCACAATATAAGTGAACTCGTTGCAAAAATGAGGAGTGGTGGCACTACTAGCTTCGGTAATGCTCATACGACGAGGATCATAATCAAGTGCCGGCAAATCAAAACTCCAAGCACGAGTAGCACCAGCACTAATGATAAACTGATCCCTAGACACAGACCGGAAAGGCTGATTAGCAAATTGAGTTGCAGCACCTACACCATCCTGATTAGCTGCATACTTCCAAACATAACCAGGAATAAAAGGAACCTTGGAATTATACAAGCAATCAGTTTCCTGTGGAGTTGATCCACCTAGACCCGTGGCAGTGGTAAGAATGTTAAGATTGGAATTCTTACGAATATAACCATTCTTAATCACGTCCTCAAAAAGATTAGGAGTTTCATTAAGATCCCAAGTCTCATTCTGCTTCAGCTTGGTAATCACAATATCAACCACACAAGGCACACTACTATCATTGCCAAAATTGTAAGTAATATTTCCCTTACCTTGCTGGCAACGATAATAATAAGGTGAACCCTGAGTCAAATTAGGCTGCTGAGCAGGACAACTCTGATACGCAGTGTCATAACCTGTACCGGCATTATCATACACGAGCTTATTCGTTTGAACCAAGCTATTGACACTGCCAGGATACATGGCAATAACCTTATCAGGATGAGCAGCCCAACCCAAATTTTCAACCATTTGCTGAGGAAGACGAGTGTACATGTACTGACCATTGCCAGGTACACGAAACGGAGTCTTAAACGTGGTTGCTAAACCGGCAGTAGACGCAGCCGTAGCCTGCGCAGGAGTAGCAACACCGCCACTACCCGGAACAACACGGACAAGAGCAGCATCAGGACCGAGTGTGCTGTGCCAATTAATATTAGCAGGACCATAAACACCAGAAGTAGAATTATACGCAGTTGAATTGTAATGGCGGAAAAATTGATTCACGTAAGTACGTGTAACGGGATACTGAGTATTGAAATCAGCACCGGGCAAATACATGCGGAACGCAAAATCCATAGGAATACTTAATCCCCTATACAACTGCAAAGAAGCCTTAAAAGGATCCCTAGGTCCGGCGGGACCAGGATTCTCACCAGTACGATGCTTAATAGGAGCATTAACGACGTTAGTGACAACCCCTAGTTCAGCACCGTAACCAGGCTTCATCATAGCCTCGACTACATGGCCTACCTTCTGACTGCTAGCACGCATGCCATTTGCAATATTAGCCTCGGTTCTAGAACGCTTAGCTGCAGACTCCTGACTTCTAGAACTTGCAAAATTGCTAGGAGACGGAGTACCGCCATAATTAGAATTTCCCGTCATAGGGGTGGGTGTACCACGTAAATGCTGTGACATAGCAGGCGATGTATCGTTTAAATGTCCAGAAATAATGTCGCCAGCTAAATTGATACCTCGTCCAGCTAAACCCACACCCCACTGTGTGGCACGAGAGACTCCGTAATTCACTGCTGCTTCCGCAACGCCACGAATAATACGCCCAGCAGTAGGTCCTTGATAATCCATGATAAAAAATGAAAAAACTACAAAACCTTAAAGTTACAGTGGGTCGAATCCCCCTACCATCGCGCCAGGCGCTGCGGGAGCTTCACCAAACAACTTAATCTCACTAATCCTACGCGTAAGCTGTAAAAGCGTACCTTCCCTGGTCGCTTCTAACCCAGCATACACATCCTGAGGAGAACGAGGACAAGTAATGTAAATAGTGGTGGCAGCAAAAGGAACCATTCCACCCTTGATCTCGACGTCCATAGGATATACGTCAAGAATCCTAAGTAGATAAGAATACGTCCACCAATCGCCGCGATAATCGTCGAAAATGACATTCTTCTGTCCGCAATAGCCGTCAAACCACTTATTACCCGGTGCCTTCATAAAGTACGGCTCATCTCCGATCGCTTCATAGACAGCTCTCGTCTTTCCACTGCCAGCGGATCCGTACCACCAGAGCACCCGCACTTGCGGAAATAGTCCATCTGGTCCTCGTACACGGGGCTTTGACTGAACAATGGATTGAAGGGCACGGATCCCGTGGTGGTAACGAATGAAGTCGGACGGGTACGCTTCCGCGATGACCGCAAGTGTCTCACCTTCTCGTAGG